AATTGATATGATTGTACCAAGAAGATTCTTCAGTGGTACTTCTATCCACTTCAATTATATTGACTTGATCATTCTTAGTTGCCATTTTCTAGCTCCTCAATTCTATTTGAGTTGTTTTTTATACTTGTATTGTTATTTATAGGAGTACGATCAAAAATTATCTTTTCTAATTTAAGAAAATCAATACGTTCATTCGGCACATATCTCCACACATAATCACCATCTAACTCTCCACCAACCTTAGTAACACCAAACACTGTCTGTGAGATACCTATTTTGACGATTAGAGCACGTTCACCATCCAGCAAGACATGATCACCCTCTTGAAACTGCTTGTTCAAACTAAACGCGATACCCTTGCTCAGTTTAGTAGCAAAGTCTTTAAACATGAAACCAAACACAACAATTAACACCATACCGATATAGGGCATAATAAGTTCAGTAATTTCCATTGCTGCTCCAGTTGGTGTTAATATTTCCATTACTGTTTAGCCTGTTCCTTTTTTTGTTCTTCTAAGTGTTCTATTAGAAGTCCTATGTAAACTTCCCTCTCCCAAGGCATCATATTTTCTAGTTCTGTTAAACTCCAATTATGGTGTTGTATCATTGCAAAGTTTGTTTTATAATAATTAGTCACAGAGTCATGTGAGAGGGCTAGTCGAAAAAACTTTGGATGCCCTCTATAACTACTTCACCTTTCTTTTTAGTTTTAGGATTAGTAACCTCAATCGAATGTGCAACTTTAGGCATAGTATCAAAGAAATCTGCCAAACCTTGAAATTGCTCAGTTGTAAGACTTTCAATAAATTCATCCAAATCAGACTCAGACATATCTATTTTACTATGAACAATTTCTCCATCATGAACCTCATGAATACATCTTTTCATCATTCCAAGAACTTCATCAAATCCTGCTTCTTTCTCACCACTCATTCCTACCATATCATTGAGTGTTGGGTAGTTCATTATTATTTTAATTTTGTCCGTTATACTAATTTCACTAGAGTGGCCCAATTTCTGATTCACACCTACATCTTCTAAGTTAAGAGTAGTTTTAACTCTAGTTTCACCATCATCTGGGCATAGTAAATTTAATTCAATTTTCTCACCTACAGATTTACCCCGAATCCTTAAAAATAAAAATTCGACATCAAACATAGGAACACTGTATGGGTTTATTTTTTCAAAAGTGCAGCTAGAAACAATTCCTGCAAGAGCATCCCTTATTTGTGTTTCATCTTCAGATTCAGAAGCCAACATCAAGGTCTTTTGTTCTTTAACTAAGAAGGGCCTATATTTAATTTTTTCACCAGTTGAAGGTTGCTCAAGTTCGTATACTTGAGATTGTAGTTTAGGTAACGCCATAATTATTCATCCTTTATTATAATCTATTTAATATTCTAGGTATATTTCTAGAAATATTTCTCTCCGCTGAGTTTACCACAGTTTCCAAAATTCTATCCATCACGTTTGGGCCTTGTTGGTTTTGGTCTATATTTGACCAATATCTAAAAGAAAAAGATACATTTGTTTTAATAATTTCTGTTGCTTCAGCTGCGGTCAAAGTATTAGCTGTAATAGTTTTAGGAAATACTTCCCAACACTTTATACCATAACGTCTTACGTCTTGTCTATCCAACAAATATATTTCCATAGAACCAACATAATCATTATAAAAACCTATGTTCCATGTTTTTTCATTAAATGCTTGTCTCTGCCAATTTTCAAAAAATACTCTTTCATCTAAACCAGAACTTGCTTGAAAATCTATTGCAATTTCATCTGCATAAGTTACACCCTCAACTATATCTCTATCAGGACCATATACGTTTGATTCTGTAACGGTTGTTAGTGTACGCCCAGGCAACACAACACTCTCTACTCTCAAAGATAAGTCTCTTAGGTTAGCACCTCTTTCTTTATTATTAAAAATATTTTCTTGTCCACCACCACCAACTTTTGTTGGGGGATTTATTATAACCTCATACCTATTTGGTATAGCATATCCTTCATTTGAACGAAAACCAGCTAGTATATCATTCATTACACCGAAAGCTGTTCCTTCTAAAAATTTTGCAATGGCCATTAGATCATTCCCCTAGAATCAGACCATACTTCTTTTGATGATGCTTTCTTAAATCTCTGTACTGGTAACAACGCAGCTATCATAAATTCGTCTGCATCTATTCTACGAAACTGCGATTTTGTTTGACCAGACAAATATTTGTGTATGGTTGGTTGAATTAGTTTTATCTTTTTAAGTTTTCTATAATCAACAATCAATTTTGTACTCTCATCAAATTGTGTATTATTTGAGTAATCTACCAATCTGTCTAGCAATTTAAGTCTTAGTGGGATTGGTAGATAATGAAAGTTAATTCCTAGAAATCCATCAGAGTATGCTTCTAACGGTAATACCAATGGAAATGTATCGTAGTAAGGAAGAGTCTTCTTGAACTTAGGATCATAGAAGAACATATTTAACTTACCTACAAATGGTTTATTGTTTCTTTTACCATCTCGTATTAAATCTAAAGCGCCTGGCTTACCAAACTCTTTGATTTTATCTTTGTACCACTGTGTAGATTTTGGTCTACCCTTGGCTGCGTCTAGGACGCTCTGTATAAATTTTGACTGTGCCATATAACTATTTATACTTTATATTGAGATGGTCTTCTGTTAATATCTTAAACTCCATATCATTATTATTACACCATGCGGTTGCGTGTTTCCACTTTGCTTCGTTGATTCCCCAAGTTTTAACTGCACCATACCAACTTCTAGTTTTTCTTGCGGGCTGTTCTGGTGGTGGAGAGCATTGTTTCTTGGGCTTTACCTCAATAATGAATTTCTTTATAGTCCCATCAGTTTGTTTAGTTTTTATATAGAAATCTGGGAAGTATCGGTGTATTCTGCCATCCCAAGGAGATAAATAGGGTATGATGATCTCTTCACTACCCCACTCAAGTATAGAGTTATTAGAATCACAATACACCATAAACTTTCTTTCCCATAGAGAACGATAGATTATGTTGTGAGGATTACCTTTATATTTTTGAGGGTTTCTAGGATTATATTTTCCTTTGTATGACATAACGTATAAATACTTTCAGTAGAGTGTATAAGGATATTTATGTATGTCAGTATTAACAGGTATTACAGGTGCAGTTCAGGCTCAGATAGCAGGAAGATTAAACTCAGCAGTAAGTGGGGCCCTTAGAAGTGGTATTGGTTCTCTTACTGGTGCAGCTAGAGGCGCTGCAACTTCTGCCCTTGGTCCTATAGATAAAACTGGAAAGTATACTACAGCTATGTACGCATATCCATCTAATGTTGGTTCAGACACCCAAGGTCATTATATAATATTTAATGTTAATGAATTTACACCAGGCAAAATACATACTAAACAAACAAAAAAATCTTATACTGAAATTTTTAATAAAATTATGGCAGATGGGCAAGGATATGTTGGTCCAAAAGAAGCATCTTTGATGGCAAAAAATCAAATAGCAGACGCTGATAAAATTACTAAAGATATGCCAGCAGCACCTCCTGCAGCTAAGGGTGGAAGTGGTAGATCAATTAATGCTGATAAACCAAAAGTCAGGATGCCAGCTTCAATATCTTTATATATGCCACCTTCTGTGCAAGTTTCTTATGAAGTTAAATATGCAGACCAAGAAATTGGTACACTTGCAATGTTGGGCAGCGCTGCAATAGAAGCTTTTAAAAATGCAAATGGTAATATGAAAGCTAAATTAACAGCTGTTAAGAATAAATTAGGAACAGGCGCTACAGAAGGTGTAACAAACTTACTTAATGCAAGTTTAGATACTCTTGCTCCAGGCGCAAAAGCTTTACAACAAATTAATAGTGGTAAGGTTATTACACCTAGAATGGAAATGATGTTTGAAGGTGTTGGTAGAAGAAGTTTTTCATACACATTTAATTTTATACCCAAGAGTGCTGATGAAGCTAAAACAATACAAGAAATTATATATACATTCAAAGAAAATATGATGCCCTCATATTCTAATGCATCAACTAGAAGAGAAATGAATATTCCAAATACTTTTGATATCACATATATGTATCAGAATCAAGTTAACGGATTTATTAATAAAATTTCAACTTGTTTTCTACAAAAGGTAGATGTCCAATATGGTGGAGATCGTTTTACTGCTTATGATCCTATACCAGGCAAGTTTGGCGGTGGACCTCCTCCACAAAAAAGTCAGATCACATTAGATTTTGTCGAGATGGAAACATTAAGCAAAGATATGATAAAGGAAGGTTACTAGAATGTATTTTGCAAACTTCCCATATATAATATATGATTCTGTAGGTAATGGTGATTTTAAAATCGTAACCAACTTATTGAAACGTGTTGCTTTAAGGACTAAGGTAAGAACGAACACTCTTCTTTATGATACCTATGATGTTAAAGAGGGTGAAACACCAGAAATGATTGCAGACAAACTTTATGATGATCCAGAGTTACATTGGATAATTTTGTTTGTTAATAACATCACAGATCGTTATCATCAATGGCCTATGAATAACGGGCAATTCCTCTCATTTGTTAATGACAAATACACAAATGTTAATGGTGTTCATCATTACGAGATATCACAAACTTCTGGAGATACCTCAGTCAAGATTGATATAGGAACAGATACTACGGGGTATTCTGAATTAGACCTTACTACGATCACAAACTATGAGTTTGAAGAGGAAAGGCAAGATACTTTACGTAAAATACGATTGTTAGATGGAGAATACATTGAACAATTTCAAGAAGAATTTGAGACTCTAATGGGAGCAAGTGTGTTATAATGGCAGGATTAAAGGCCGTTGGTGATTTTAAACTAGCCAAAGCAGAATTAATTACTTCTTCTGGTATGGAGATAGATTTATCATCATCAATTCTTAATATAACTTTTTTTGAAGATACTGGTATGACTGCTGTGACAGGAGACATATTACTACAGGATTCTTTTGCACTAACCTCAATAGGTCCAATTATCGGCCAAGAATATCTAAAACTAAAAATACAAACACCATCCCTCACACAAGAGGATGAAATTATAGATTATACTGAAAATGTTCTTATTGTTAATTCTTTAGAAAGTAGAACTGAAGCTGGTAATAATGTACAGGTATATTTGTTAAATTTCACATCATCAGAAATAGTGAGTAATCAGAGAACAAAAGTCTCTCGTTCATTAAAAGGTTCTTATTCAGATATTGTAAAAATTATGTTGGGTGAAGTTAATTGTAAGAAAAAAATATGGGCAGAACCAACTTCTGGCACTAAAAGAATTGTTGCTCCAAACGTAAGACCATTTGATATAATAAAGATGGCAACTAGAGAAGCAGTATCAAAATTCTTTTCAAATCCAAACTATTTGTTTTTTGAAACATTAAAAGGGTATCATTTTAGAAGCCTATCAAGTTTATATGCTCAAAGTCCAACACAGACATACACACAACATGTTCATGGATCAAGTGTACTTAAAATTGGTACAGTAGATTTAGAAAAAGAATTAGCAAATATTCTTGATTTTGAAATCATAGAAAATGCCAATAGTCTAACTAATTATACTACTGGTGTATATGCATCTAATCTTATTGTACATGATATTTTCAGCAAATCATATAAGAAATATCAGTATGGTATTTTTGATAATTTTAAAAAAGAACAACATATCACAAGCCATCATAAAAATAATAAAGATGATTTTCCAATATACAGCCATCTTCATGTAGATGAAAATAAAAATACTGTACAAAATTTTCCAGCTAGAACATTTGTAACTCCTGCTTCTATAGGATCTGGTTTTGATGCTTATCATACTACGGAAAATAATACATCACCATACT